TGCTTGATTTTACGTTCAATGCGAGAATCTTCGACAACGTTGGTCACATCTCTAATAACATTTTCTTTTCTTGCTTTCAACATACCATCTATAGGTGTATATAGAGCATGGCCAACTTCATGTCCTGTAAAAAGGTCATAAAGAGCACCGGATATATTTTTGTCCAAAACCGGAAGTGTCAAAATCCGATTCTTAACGTCAAAAGATGCTGTTTGTACCGGACGTTGTTCAACAACAAGGTTCTCAGTAGCCATTAATTTAGCCAACAGTGATTTCGATTCAAGTAATTCCATTATTTTTTCTCAGTCATAACAATAACGTTGCCTCTTGGAGTTTCCTCAACTCTCAAATTCAAGACGGTACCTTCTTTCCATCCAGTTTCAGCAATCAACTCATCTGGAAATTGCAAAATTGCGTCACCTGTACCATCATCCGCTTCTTGCAAATCAATGATATAGCTCTTATTCATAATATTCCTTCATTTTCCTGTACCAATCTTGGTCATTTTCGTGTCCGGTCAGTGCGGCCCATTTTCGGACAACTTCATCTAAAGGTTTCCAGTCAATCGGTTCTTGCGGTTCTTTTTTTGGTTCAGTAATTTGCGACATTTTATGTTCCTAACTCAGTAATTTGCGACAAAATTGTCTTTTTCTCATCTTTACGACTGTATTTTACGACATTCTTGTGTGTTTGTACAGGCTTGATTGGTGTACGACACACAGGACGTTGTAATTTTACAACAAAACTCATTTTCTTGCTCATTTTAGCGCCTCATACTTGAAATTTCTACAGCTTCTTCGCTGTTAAACACAGGAACAGCGTTTGATTTGTGCATTGTTGCTATTCCCATCACTTTTGTACCAGTGTAAATCTTCGGTGCTGCTTTAGTAGCGACACCGTTACCTGTATTTAATGACGGATAATGCACGGTTTCACGACCAGCAGGTGCCGACAACTTATATGTTAGTTGATTACTTGTGGATTTGATAGGTTTTGATGTTTGGTGTGATTTCAACCATGCATCATATTGTTCACGCACGGCTTTTGGTCCTAGTTTTTTCTTGGACTTTGCGGTTCGAACATAAATCATCATAAAAATCTCCTGAGTAGTGGTTCTATTATACACCATTCATCAAAGACTGTCAATAGTTGTGTTGTGTGGTTACAACATCAATAATATTTCATTTTTTGGGGTTTTTGATTGAAACGTTGTTGAGATTCGAAGGATTCGTACTCATCATAATACTTTTGTTTTCGCTGTTGTTTCTGACGTTTCTTACTTTTGTTTTCCTCACGGAAATACTGTTCATCGTCATAGTCTCGCTGATTGCGAAACTTTCCAGAAAATTTTGACACTTTAATTAAACTCCTTGATTAATAATTTCAAATGTTGTAAATGTGATGCCACGAATACGGGCTTCTGGCATATCCTCTACGTTCGTTTCTGAAACATAGATTATATTGGATGCGGGATAACATAGTTTTATAAGTTTTAGTAAATTACAGCATGTTCCATCAAAATCATTAAAAGCAAACACCTCATCAACGTGAGAAATACTCTTTACAAATTCTTTTCTTTGTTCAAATGAATTTCTAGTCTTATTTCTACATAACTCCATATAGGAGTCAGAATGAACTCCTATAACAAGCCAATCACATTTGGATTTGCAAGTTTTTAATAATTTAAAATCATTATAAGTTATGTAATCAAATTCACCCGATAAGACAATGATGTTTTCTTTTTTTGTCATGGCAACATGTCTGGAAATGCCTCTTTTACAAATTTATAGTCTAACCCTTTTACTCCCAAATCTTTCTGGAAGATACCCAATAAAACTTCTGCTTCCCGTGGCTCAATTGATTCTAACATTTGAATTAATAATTCATTCCTACGGTGTTCATTTAACTTCTCTGCTGTTGCATCACCAACCATGAACATATACATTCTACGTATTTGTCCGTTGATACTGTCATGTGTGATTCCTGGTAACATATCTGTTGGTACACGATAATTTTCTGGTAACTCTTTAATTTTCCATTGTATGTTTGGATGATAAGCCAATTTTAACACATCAACCAATGTCTGTGAAAGATTTTTGGAAATTACATCCATTCTTTCTTTTTTGTTTTTTGCCAATTCAAATTCATCAAATACTTCATATAACGCTTTCATTAAAATTCCCCAATAACATCTATTAAACTTTTCAGTTTGTTTGTAATCAAATAATCCAGTATTTTACCTTTAGGTGCTGGTTTGGTTTCTTCATAAGTATTTATGATTTTGGATTGTATATCACCTGGTATGTTTCTCAGGTCAATCAGTGTTTGGTTGCGTGAAAAACCAATACGTGCATTTTCATCATCATATTCAGCATAGTTTTGTGCCATGAATTTAGTGAGTTTAGCTTCAGTCATAACTTTTTGACGAATCTCACGCACAAACGTATCACTTGATGAGAGAATGTTTGGAATGCCATCACCTTTATCACCATGAATAATCTTCTCTTTTAATTCATCCATTGGATTTTTGGAGATAATAAATTTCTTCTGTGCAGGATTATATTGTTTGACAGTATAATCACTTCTACCATTATACATTTGTAATTGCAAGAAGTCTCCATCACTGGAAATAATCAGGATGTTTTCATGCATGATATGACGAGGCACCAGTGTGCCAATGATATCATCAGCCTCTGCACCTTCAACATCAATTACTTTGTATGGAAAATTATCTCTGAGTTCTTGCTTGAATTTGGAAAGCATATCAAAGATTAGATGCCAGTCAAGTTCAGATTTCTCTCTGGTTTTTTTACGGCCGGCTTTGTAGAAAGGAAAGAATTCCTTGCGCCAATATTTACGGTTGTCAGCACACAACACAACTTCACCATATTCTTCACGGAAGTTCTTTAGGTGAGTCCTGAGAATGTTCAGAACCATGTGTCTAATAAGGCCTTCTTCTAATTTAACACCTTTTTGACTGGCAATTTGCGCCATCAATCCGGCTAGTAATACCTGGTTAAGGTCAACGAGAATCATAATATACTTTCAGTTTAGATACTCACATTTTACATCATTGACTTGAACTTGTCAACAGCATCATCTAGGAAATCGTGGGAGGTTGTGGTTTTCTTTGCAATTAACCCATACCAACCTTGTGGTATTAAACCAGATATGTATTCCCTAGGATCCGAGAAAATGGCATCAAAGATATCCAGGTCTTCTACTTGACCACTTTCTTCGTTGCATTTAAACAACAAAATGTGCCACCAAGAACCAATAACGTTTCCTTCTATAGGTTGACCTGGATTTTTGTATTTGTTTGAGATGATGTTGATACTATCTTCATCTTCCATTGGTAAAAAGAATAATGCATCAAACTCATTACCAACTTCTGCCAAATAATCTAACATTGCAATCCTTTAATATGTGATTTTCTTACTCTAACCATAATCCAAGAATTGTAATAGTCATCTGTTTCCAGAGCACCATTTACAAACTGTTCTTTTGCTTCAAGATAACCACACTCACCTTTGCTTTTGCATAGATGTATAATTTCTCGACTAAACGAATCTAGTCCGTGTATTATAACATCTTTTTTCAATTCCTCGTTACTACCATAGTAAGTTTGCCAGTCCGAGGAAACTTTGAATCGTTTCTTCTTACCTTTGACTTGTCTGGTTTTTGAAGAATAGAAAAATTTCTTACCAATGTATTTTTTGTTTGTTACACTGTTGGTTATAAGATACACAAAACCATAATTATCACCAATCAATTCTTCTGTAAATTCTTTGTCTTTATATGTCCAATTCAGTCCCATTTGTCCTCATCTGATTCATCATCCTCATCTATATATTCATCTTCGGATATTGAATCAATGGTTTCACCGCAAAACGGGCAAAACTCAGGTAATTCTTCTGATACTAGTTCTTCCATATAAATTACATCGTAACTGGATTCGCAGCTACTACACTCCGCTGTTATTGTTCTTGTTGTCATATCTTTCCTTTAATTGGCCCAAACATCTCCCCAGTTTCCCGATAATGCACCTTTTGCATAGTCGGTTGCTCTGTTCTCAAAGAAATTGGTGTGTGTCGGTGCGTTAATCATTTCTTCAACCCATGGTAGTGGGTTCTTCTTTACTTTAAAAATACCCTTAAGACCAAGAGATATAAGACGCCTATCAGCAATATAACGGATATACTTTTTGACATCTTCACTAGAAAGACCGTCCATAGCGCCCATAGAAAAGGCGAGGTCAATAAACTTATCTTCCAGTTCGACCATTTTTTCGGCGATGGTGTAGATTCGTCCTTTGAGTTCGTCATTCCATATCTCTTTGTTTTCTTCTATGTAGGAACGGAATAATTTAATCATTGATTCTGCATGTTGAGTTTCATCAACAATAGACCATGTAACAATCTGTCCCATACCCTTCATCTTACCTGTGCGTGGAAAGTTAAGTAACATGATGAAAGATGAGAACAACTGCATCCCTTCAGTGAAAGCACTGAACACGGCGATATGGGTTGCAGTTGAGGCGGCATCACCATTCTTAGAAGAAAGTTCTAACACATAATCGTGTTTATCTTTCATTTCTTGATAGTCTAAGAATTGGTTATAAGTGGCTTCAGGTAAACCAAGTGTTTCGATTAGATGGCTGTATGCAGCAACGTGTAACGCTTCTCTTGCAGCAAAACCCAATAACATCATACGAACTTCTGGTTGTGGAAAATATGGAAGATAGTTCTTAACATATCCACCAGCAACGTCAATGTCACCTTGCGTAAAAAACCTAAAGATGTGTGTAAGAAATTGTTTTTCTTCTTTGCTTAGTTTCTTTTTCCAATCCTTAACGTCTTCCATCATTGGTACTTCTGTGTGAAGCCAATGTGATTGTTCGTGTTTCAACCATGCATCATATGCCCATGGATAGTTGAAAGGTTTGAAACTGTTTCTTTCATCCGTAAGTCTAGATTCTATCTTCTTAATCATGCTGTTGCCCACTCTTTTAATTCAGTCACAGTTTTGGATCCAACCAATCTCTTAACTTCAATATTTTCATCCAACATAACCAATGTTGGTACACCACGAATTCCATATTCAACTGCAATATCGGATTGAACATCAACGTCAACCACTTCAATTGGAACCGATAGGTTTGCTTCTTCTAAGTTTTTTGCTAATGATTTGCATGGCCCACACCAT